GCCTATTCGCTTCCCGCCGCATCTCTGAAAACGCGCGTGAATCACCTAGAAACCCTGTAAGAAAGTCCTTCTGATTAAAACTCGCCCACTTTCGCGCAAACGCCTCAATCAGTTTATCGGCCTCGGCCAGGTCTGTTTTGAGTTGCGCATTGCTCTTAGTGGTAATGTCACCCTTACTGTCCTTTGTAAGCGTGCTTAATTTATCCTCAATAGCAAGACGATCTGCCTCAAGTTCAAAATTATGCCGCTCGGCTTGATTGCCACGCGCTTCTGTGTCGCGCGCAATACGCTCTTGCGTCTTGCCGTACTTGGCGAGAGCGCCGTCCTTTTTACGCAGTAGTTCAATTTGCAGGTCGGCGGCTTGTCTCTGAATATTATCTTGTCCAGACACCCTAGCGGATGAAGTTGCAAGCTGCTCATACGCCTGCGCTCGTTGCCACGCGGCGTCGGCAAGCTCCTGGCCGCGATCATCTTTAGCCATTCCTTGCAAACGAGCATACTCATTAGCAGCTTCGCGCATTCTCTGCGCATAAAGCATGTACTGGCCGGAAGCGTCGTACCGACTAGCTTGCTGCCCAAATTCTGTATCTTTAATCGACTGCCGACCAGCCGCACGCTGGTCAGATACACTGGCCGCACTTTTCGACGCGGATTCGGAGGCGCTAAATAACTCTTGCGTCAATTTCTGCCGGCCGCGTAAAATCTTATCAAATGACGACTGGGCCAGCTTTTCTTGAATACTTAACGCACGAGTATAATTGTCTGCGTCCTTCAAATATTGGATATTGTTATCCGCTACCTGTTGTCGCACGAGTCGAATTAAATCGTCGTTCTCGCGTTGCTTCTCACGCACTATCGCAGCAGTCCTTTGCCTATTGAATTCAATCAGACGATCTAAACGATCCAATGCCTCTGTAGTTGGCTTTGAAATCGCGTCGTCGATCATCGCTCCTAACTGCTTTCCCAGACCGCGTGCCAGTTCTACTCCAACGATCAGACCGATCGCATTTCTAAATCCCGTCAGAGATTTAATATTATTTTGAAGCGACCAATCCACTTTAGTCAAGCTAGCTAACATTGAAGCGATAGCTTGCCCGCTGAAACCAGTCGCCACTGCCGCAGATGTCGCAGTTGACACAACAGCAAGCCTGCTCATCGCAAGTGTCACTACGCCGACGCCTACCGCAACCAAGGGAAGCTCCCCAGTAACCAATCGCAAGACACCCGTAAGGCCGTCACCTCCCCCTAGCAGTTGAATCACGCTATTTAACTTACCAACAATCTTCTCACCAAATTCTGCGGTGAAAAAATTAGCCAGCTTATTCAATTCTCGGTTGAGTTTCTCAGCATCGGTACTCGTAAACTGTTCAAACCTTTGCTGGATCACGCTCTGGTCAATTGTACGAAGAGAGGCTAAACCCTCTCGATACGCCTCTGCCCCCTCACCAGCCAAGCGTAGCGCGCCAGCCAGACCCCGCACGTTTGGGAACAGTGCGGCCATCCCAGTGGCCGATCCGTGGACGGTCTCTTGGAGCTTCTGCAACGCTTCTTGCAATCCAAACGTAGCGATTGCGGCCTCACCCGAATCCACACCAATGGACTTAAACGCCTTTTTCAGATCGTCAGACGGCTTCAAAAAGGCGGTCATAATGCCGCGTAATTGAGTTGCCGCTTCGCTGGACTTAACGCCGCCAATTGTAATCGAGATCAAAGCGGACTGTAATTCCTCCATGCTTAAACCGAGTTCGTGCCCGACGGACTGAACTCGACCCAGCGCGGAGCCTAACTCACTCATGCGGAACCGCCCCAAATTGACAGTTTCAAAGAACTGAGCGGCGCGTAAGCCAGCCATGTCCGAGGACTCTCCGTAAGCATTCAAGGCCCCGGTCAAGAGTTGAGCGGAGGCAGCAAGATCATCGGCTCCTATCTTGGCGAGTTGGTTCGCAGCGGTCAGGATATTGGCCCTGTCGGCAGCCGTGACGAATTGATCGGAGATCGTTTGGTATTGGGCCTCGGCGACCCGCGACAACGGCTGATTAAAGGCGTCGGACAGTTGACGGATATCAGCCGCAATCTCCCCAAAAGACCGCTCAGGGTTAATAGCCTGGATTTCCGCAACACTCTTGGAGAATTCTTGGAAAGATGCGTAGGCATTCTCGACCGCATTGCGAATCATATTGAATCCGCGAATGATAGCCTGCGTCTGCAACACGCGCGACATTGTTTCCCAAGAAAGTGTCACGCTGTGCGACCGCTTCGCCATCGTGTTCAACGATTCATTGGCGGTCTTTATCTGTTTGTCTTGGCCAGCAATTGCCGCTGACGCACTCTGTGTCGTCGTTGACAAGCCATTCAACGCTGCAATTGTGCCAGATGAACCAGCGTTGAATGTTGCTACACTTGCCGCCAGTGTATTCAACTGGACGCCTAGCCTAGCAAATTTGGCATCCAACTGGTCTAAGGCAACCAGCGCTTGTGTAACGTCAAAGCCAAGCGATTGATTTATGCTGTCGGCCATTTATCCTACCCTAATGCTCGTCCAGGCCAGTATATAATCCCAGCCCGGCAAAACAATCTCACTTGCAAACGCACGAAAGGCCCGCTCCCCTTTACGTTGAAACCCATACGGGCCTGGATTTGTCAAATGGAAGTATGGCTTCCCAGTCGATGGATTGATAAAGGTGTTCGCATTCTGATACTCATTTATCAACAAATGTGGCAGCGTTGTTTCATAACTGAACGTGTATAGACTCGGGTTTGTCTCACCCGCGTCAAACGTCGCCGATCCACTTCCAATACCAAGCTCTACTCGGCTAGACACCACCGGAGCAATCGAAAGAACATATCCGACGTAGCTTGCCAGCGGAGTAAATGTTGCTCTCTCGGCTCCACTCCACACGGGTATCTCATCTGCCGTTGCATGAAGCCACACTGCTCCCGCCTGTGCTAACTTTTCGCCCAATTGCTCCTGCAACGCCCTTCTAAACTTCGCAAAATCCACCCTCGGCGCTTGGAATTTTGCTGTGAAGTGCATTAGTTAGTCCTCTTTGGGCTTCCTTGCCCCTGCCAGTGGTACTGTGACTTCGCTGTCACAGCTTAGCCCCTGCTAGTGCAGCGGCCTTCTCGTCTTCGTCGTGACTCATTGTTTGCTCAAATGCAATGATCTCCGCTTGCAACATCGACGAGCAATCTTCCCAGCGGGACGGCACTTCAGGCGGTCGCATACCCAACCGGCAGCACGCCTTCCAAATCACGTACTTGCCAGTTCTGTACCCTGGCCAGACTATATGCCCGGTTTCATTGCCGTCCCACGTAGAAAAACCATCCGAGCTTGCTGAAGTTTCGCTTCATCAAGACTGTTTGCTTCCAGGACGAGTCCAAGCACGCGATTGCACTCAACGGCAGTCAGTCCCGCACTTTTTAGATCGTCCTCCCAATTTAGCCACGTAGACGGATTGTCAACTTGTACCGTATCCCATTCAATGTCGAGCAGCGACTTAACAACAATGAATGCCATCCGTCTCTTCCCGTGGCCAATACTCGCATCACGGTAGCCCTGATCGGCCGTATCCGCTACTGCACCGTCCTTGGTTAGCTTCTGAGGAGGAACAGGAGCCGGACACAGACGTGTAAACTCCTCCATATCCTTCAAGCCAGTCGCACGGAAAACCATGAACTGGTCGCCACGCGGCAGAACAAGCGTCTCTTCAGTCGGTAGGGTTTTAGGATCGACTCCCGAAATCTTCATGTAAATCTCCCTTGACAAAAGTGACACCTAAGCCGGGTTGCCTCCCGGCTTAGGTGTGGTTCAGTTTACTTACTCATTCACGGTAATCGTCGGTTCAAGTGCATTGCACTTGCCCGAGACAGCAATCGCCGCATTTTTAATGTCGTAGTCACGCTTCTCGCTTCGGAAGTCCGGGAACAAGTAGTCTCGACTATTTGTCGAGCCACATGGCCGAACGTCTTCAACGAGCAAATCCACCGAATAAGGCTCGCACGGGTCGGCAGACGACGTGACCCACTCGGAAGCATTGCCGTTGCCCTTGAGAGCTTCGATCGGCGTAATCACTTCACCAGTGCCAGACTTGATCTGATCGAACGTAAAGTTCAAGCTGAGGTCCATCGGCTGATCGTCGCCTTTACGAACCGTATCAAGCAGGCCGCGATCCAAATCATACGTGTACTGGTCAGCTTCAGTCCACTTCAAATCGCCTTCTCCAACTTTGACTTCCACTTCCTGCGGAGCAAAGGTAAGAACAGCACCAGTTGCATACGACGTAGTAGCGGCACCGAGAGCCGGGCTGAACACAATCGCAGTCGTCGCAGCAGTGGCCGGGAAAGTACTGGGAGTACGACCCGTGACGACGTGAACCGTTGCCACCGCTTCTCCAGCGATCGTAAACCTCGCGCCAACCGGAATCACGGTTGTGAGGTCTTCGTTCGTCACAACGCTCGTGACGGACAAGGTGGTATCAGTAGCCACGGGAGCTGTCCCTGTTCCACCGTCAACTGTCTCAGCAACAGTAACGGCAACATCCTCACCGCCAGTGGTGAGCGTGTCGTCAATGACCATCAAGTCGAGACTCGTCTCGCCGAGATCGCCAATAAACGTCACAACGTAGCTGACACCAGCCGTGCCAGTGACGGTTACGTTACCCTCGCCGATCGTTGTCAGTCCTTCAAGCGCAGACTGCAACTGAGCCGGCGTCAAGTTCCAAGGAAGGTTTGCACTTTCCTCACTGTCATACGTCACAGTGAACGTGCCGCCAGAGGCGTCCGTCACAGTGATCGTCTGCTTCTCGTCCGTGCGTTTGTTGGCCACAGCAGTTCCGCTGAGACCATCGCGCAGGTAAATGGTCAGATTCTTCCCTATTTGTTACACTCACTTTCGTAAGCGGGTGAGTCATTTCTGCTCACCTCTGCATTTCGCAATGCAGAGCAGACTATATCTTCATCTCTTTCGAGAGACAGGCGTGTAGTCGTTGAGGGTTCCCTTTCGGGCCTTCCCTGCTGATTGTCCGCACCACGCAGATTTTCACGCTTTGCGTACTGGTGGATACTCGGAGTTTCCAGCATATAGCCTGTTTTGTCGCCGCAAGTCTCCTTGCGTGGACCCATTTAGAATAGGTCAATACGTGCCATCGGTGACTCTCCTATTTGGTTAGAACATCGCCAGTACCGCATGGCCAAATGCCAGTACGACGGCACTTTCGGAACTGGTCTCGTAGAGTACTATAATTCACGCCCGCTGCCTCAGCAGCATCTTTCATACAAGCGTACTCAATGTTATTGAATCGAACAGGTTTAGCTGCTGGACTCAATCCTCGTCTTCGACTTTGACTCATCTTAAGTCTCGAAGCCTGAGTGTGCTTCCTGCCTTTATTTTGTCTACCCTGTTGACGACAATGCTCAACCCGGTCAAAAGCCTTGTATAGTCCGACACCATCAACTAAGCACCTACTGATTGTAAGCGCACAAACTCCGAATGCTTTCGCTGCCAGCGCGATGCTGTCATACGACACTCCATTTATAACAACGTGTTTATTGTTTGGTTTTCGACCTGCAAGACGATTCAAGTTACTGAGACGCCATCGGTCCACTTCATTGCGAGTCATGCGCTCAGTTGTGGCTGCCCGTATTTTCTCTCGCGCTTCATCAGAGTGCGTTTTACCGTACATCGCATTCCTTGCTCCATTACTCCTAGCTGACATCCGCCGACGAGTCTCTTCACCGGGCTTCCAACCTGTCGATCCTTCGCCTCCATCGGTTAAATTATACCCATTTGGTGCTTTTGTGTGCAACAGTTTGATGAACACGCATTCCATTGCGTGCATCGTGTCTTTCGCTCCACTGCACCACACTTGGAACTGAATTTTATCTCTTCCATACTTCAGAACTGCACTCCTCAGAACTTTAGAGCCGTGACCACATCTATGCTCCACCCAGCGTTGCTTAGGGTTAGTTGCCACGCCGACATACTGCTTGCCGGTGACTTGATTAGTCGCCACGTAAAGTGACCAAATCTTATTCATCTCTCAACTCGATCTGGTACTTGCAAGTGATTTCCGTTATCTTGCATTTTTCCTCTTGAGCAGTCTGTCCAAAGTGGATCACTTGAATACTCTGTCCAGGTCTAGGCTCCAAACACCCAAGCAGTATTTGCGACTCTTCCTCGTCCTCGACGTAGTCTCCGTCTTCACCGCCAAAGTTCCAAACTTCAATCGCGGTGGACATTGCGTCAAAAAACACTCCTGTATACTTCAAGATGTCGTAAGCACTCTTGCGACTTCCATCGTATCTTGACACCAAAAGTACGCTAATATCGACAAACGCTAGGTAATAATCCTTACTTGCGTTCTTGACAAACGGACCTGTGATACGAACTTCGGCACGATCCGTTGCCTGCATTATCGCATCCGTGCGCTCGTCCAAATGGTCCACAAGCACCGGCAAACTAACGTCGCCCGCTACTTCCTTGAAGTAATCAGCCACAGAGGCGAATATGTAACGTGGCCAATCAGATCGCATTGTCACCCATCCAAACACGGTCATCAGTTTGTGCTGTGATCGTTTGTTGAGGAACTTCGCCTATCAACTCTGTCGCACTTATCAACCACGCGGACAAGTCCGTGGACTCCACTTCCTTCACTTGATACTTTGCACCGTTGTACACGAGCCAGTCATCCGACGAGAGTGAAGTCAAACCTTTCACGTCCTTGCGATCAACGATGAAATCCCTAGTAGTGATATCTCTCGCACCTCTCGTACCCCTCGTTGGTTGCGATGGCATCGCTGCCCTCGAATACCCAGCAGGTAAGATAACAGCCCGAACAACGTGATAAACCTTGGTCGTAACCGCCTTCACCCCTGTACGAGCACTTGTCTCTGAAGTCAGAAGTTTATAGATGTCAATTGGTCCACCAAACTCACGTTTGAGCATGTATATCGTGAGTGGAGCCATTCTACTCAGTTGCGTCGTCATGCGCGTCCTCAATCAGCCTGTCGAGCAGGTGTTTCTGCTCATTCTTAGCCACCGCTGTGCAGCGCCCAATCATTTTTTCAAGACGCTGCATCACTACCGTATTCTGAGCAATCGCCTTTGCACACTGTTCAACCAGTGGAAGGAGTACTTCCTTTTGCTCTTTTTCCAGTGCCTCCACCCGGTCAAGTAGACGCATTTCCCTTCTCCAGTCGCGCCAAAGAAAGAACGCCACCATCACAATCGCAGCCCCGGCAAGCGGACCTGACTGACTAAGCACCGACCATGCGTCGTACCAACTCATTGCTGTATTCTCCTTCAAATATCCACCAACCAGGGTTGCCCCTGGTTGGTGGGTTTACAGCAAAGGTTAGCCGAGCAACGGAACGCACAACGCACTGTCGAGCACCGCAGTGCCGTACAGCAGGTTGATGGACACCTTACGGCCTTCATTGATGACATCCTGCATACAAATGCTGATGCCAATACCGTCAGCGCTCTGAACGGACGAGACCATACCAGCACCACTTTGGACGGCCATCGGACGAGTCACAAGAGCCAAGCAGTTCCGATGGAACGCCGGATTGATAGCACCATAAGGACCGGGGCAAACCACGGTCGAATCCTGGGTGATAATCTTCTCCAGCGGACGATCGAGCAGCACAGTACTGGTCGTGGTAGCAGTCTCCACAACCTCGATCACCGTGTAAGTGTGACGATTCAAACCAGTCGTCGCGTCACAGAAGGACAACAACTGTCCGACCTGCGGACCCTTGCCGCTGGTGTGGCTCTTCAACGAGATGCCTTCAGCGTACCCGGCCGCAGCCGTAACCGCCACCGCACAACTCTTGTACCCGGTCACAACCGCGTCGTCCAAAACCGCGTACTTGAGAGCTTCGTTCAACTTCATAGCGCCGGAACTGATATCCGTGACATAGGTGGGCTGGTCGTTCCCAGCAATGTTCAGATACTCACCCATGACTACCGTACCAGCAATCTCCAGAGCGCCAGCATACTCAACGCCGTGAGGCTCAGTCAGAGACAGAGTTTGAGTATCCGCACCGGACAGAACTTGATTCACATTCTGGCTGAGATAGGTATCAAAGTTCAGAATGGTGCCCAGCTTGGCCGTGGTGATCGGAGACGAACCGTCCCCGCGATCCATAGCCTTGATGAAGTTGTCCGACTTCAGCATAGCGGCCTTAGCGCTCGGAGCCAGCAACAGAACACGACCGTCTTGAGGGGCCTTGTTCTGGTTCATAATCTGGTCAAGTTCAACCACGGAGTTGTAAGCCGTAGAGGAAGTCAGACCGTTCAACGTACCAGCGCGCGTCGCATTGGTGGTTCCGAAGGATGCCGCCATTCGGCCAAGCACAGCGCGGTCAATTTCACGGGCCATGACCTTGATGCGCGGAGCCAGATAAGTCTGCACCAAATCCTTAAAGGACAAGGACATCTCACCCGGCTTCACGCAGAAAGTCTGGTTGCTCCACATGTTGAGCACGACCGGAACATCGGTCGCACTGGTCGTCTGATTCAAGGTCGAGACAGTCGTGCTGT